ACCTATTTATCGATGTAAGCGAAAAAAATTGTATGTTACCTCAGCAAATCATTTTGAAATTTGGGCTAACCTCGAAAGCTTCGTTTTCGTTAGACTTAAGGCAGTGAGCAAGCGATTATGAGTATCAATCTGAAGCGAATAAAATCAGTAACTTACTGATTTTTAAGTTTTACTCAGACCGAATAATGATGAAAAGTGGCACATAGTGTTGCGCTCTGCTGCCACTTTGCTGCCATAATACTGTTGCTGTGAAATTTGATGTTAACTGAATACTTTTAATGCGCATTATATTCAATAAGATAGAATATAAAAAGTCATGCTATTGTCTTTAAATTATTAACTGATTCATGATGATTAATAATTTCATTTATGGAATCAAATATAATTGAGAATTTAGTGAAGTTGATTTTTTTTCGCCGTTTCAATACTACACCTTTTGCAAATGCTTCTTTACCATATTCATTATCTTTGCATTTGTTATTGGTTCTGTTGAATGTTTTTTTTGATAAAGTTCTTTTTAGAACTGACTCATCGAATAAATCTTCCATTGAACTTTCTTGCTTGCCATTTAAAGGGGTGAATATAATATAGAGATTTTTTGTTACCCAAATCCACTTCTCGTTTCTGAGACTGTCCTTGGAATCTATAGTAATGTTAGGGAATGATTTCCCTAATAGACATTGAAATATACCCCCTCCACCATTACTACCTGAGTCATTATCCAATATCATTATCACAGGTTTCTCATTTTTTGATTTAGAGTATTTACTGCTCTTTTTATCATAACTTAATAAAAAGTCTTTAAGGTGAGAAGTCCCACCATCTAATTTGAGAAAGTATTTTGATTTGATGCTGTTTTTAAAAAATGATATTTTATAATCTCGGACATAAGACATTCTCTCTTCCTTATCCCCAATTAATGTTGGGTAATCTTTGGCTAAAGAATCCAACGCTACTTTAAGGTAGGTGATGTCTGTTTTACCTTCTGTTAAAATCATTGTTTTTTCATTTGCGCAGAATGATTTATAATAGAGGAAATCAGAGTATAAACGTTCTCTTTTATTAAGGTTACCGTGGTTTTTATGTGATATTTTATTATTGTGCTTGTCCAGCGAATCTATAAATCCGAATATTCCAGTTAATTCATTAATCGATCCGAGTCTTTTTTGATTAGTTTGCTTGTCAAGTAAATAGAATTCGCCATGTTTAAATAGATTATTAGCCATTGCCCGAACGTTACGCGTGTATTTATCACTTACATTAACGATTTTATTAACAGTCAATCCTGTAACTTCTTGACGGTAATTTTTACCAAGTAATCTAATTTTGCTGAAATTCAATGAAAATCCGGATCTTGTGATTTCTTTTAAAAATCTTTGGTTTAAAATGATGATATTGCTTTCGCACGAAGCTATGATTTTTTTTGGGAATTCGGATTTATTTGTTGATATTGTTATATCGTCAGCATATCGAGTATATGTACACCCAACTTTTTTACATATTAAATTAAGACGTTGATCTAATGAATGTAAAATTAAATTTGTTATTACTGGCGAGCAAGGGCTTCCTTGTGGTAGCCTATTATTATAACATGCTATTTTCGATATTATGTTGCTTACTTCTTCATTTAATTTGAAATTGGAATTTTTAATGAAGTAACCTCTTACACGTCCGAAGTTAAATTCATCAAAAAAGTTGCTAAGATCTAAATTGAGTACCCATTTTTTTCTTTTATGTTTCTCTGCGTTGGTAATTATACTTCTTTCTCGTTCGAAGCCATGAGATAAATTATTTATAACTTCATGTGAGTCTCTAATATCTGTTAGGCAATCTTGAAGCAAAGTGGACAATCTACTTTGTATCTCTTTAAGTTCAGGATCGGGAGATGAGATAATTCTTTTATCACCATTTTTCTTATTGATCTTAAAGTCAGTATATAGTTTTTCCGTATTTCTAATATATACAACACGGGTGAGAAATACTGGCTTTATTCCCAAGAGCCGCGCAAAATCAGGTTTCGACTTACAGTTCTGTAACTTTTTTAGGCGGGTTGTCATATCGGCTCCTATCCTTGAATGGCGGTGTGCAGGCACTCCTATGCACTTTGAAAAATACTAAGCAGATATAGCTATGAGAATCATAGCGGGCGAGACTTTCTGCCCTTTAAATCAAGAATTGCGAAACACAATTCAAAAATCTGCCTGCACACCTATCTGAAATATTTCATAAATTGCCATCTTTTTCAAGAATGATCTTGATGTTTAGTTTTAATCTTCTCTTTTTTTCGCTTCATTAGGAAGTTATATATATAATTGGCGCTTTCAAATGTAGTGCATTGAATTATATTGTTTTTTTTCCTAAGGGTGCTTCTAGCAATTTTAACTTTGAAAAAAAATTATACATGAAAATCATGTTTACTGAGAATCTATTAGGCTCAGAGGATTGAACGATATGGCTTCCATTAAGTGATCAGGTGTAAAATGCGCATACCGCATTGTCACTTTAATATCTGTGTGCCCCAATATCCGCTGAAGTACAAGGATATTGCCGCCGTTCATCATGAAATGTGAGGCGAAGGTATGGCGCAAAACATGGGTGAGCTGGCCCGCCGGTGTTTCAATACCAGCACGCTGCATTGCCTTTCTAAAAGCTGAATAGGACGCCGCGAAGAGTGGCAGCGCTTTCCTGCTTGATGGTAGTTCAGCCTGTAGTTTTTCAGTTATTGGCACCGCTTGGTTTTTCTTGCCTTTAGTTTTTACAAAGATGATCTGACCGGCGCGGATTTGGTTCCCCTTCAAACCTTCGGCTTCACTCCATCGTGCGCCAGTTGCAAGGCAGATTTTCACAATGGTAGTCAGATCCTTAGAACGGCTTTTTTCACACTCTGTGAGGAGGATTCTGATTTCCTCAATGGTGAGATACGCAATCTCTGATTCACTAATCTTAAACTCGCGTACGTTCTCAAGCGGATTAGGCGCGGTCCATTCATCTAACCGACGCAACTCATTAAACATTGCTCTGAAATACGCCAGCTCTAAATTTACTGTGCGAGGTGTAACTGTCTTTACTCGGTTAGATCGAGTGATTTTGCCGCTTAATCGCTGCACGCGATAAGACGCAAAAATTTTCGCGTTAAACTCGGTTGCGAGTGGGTTTCCCATCGCCTCGCAGGCGAATGCCATAGTTGTTCGTCGCTTCTCACCATCCGCCAGTGTAATAGCATGTGTATTGAACCATAGTTCAACCAGCCCAATTACCCGCCGCTTATCTGCTTTTTCTCCCAGCCAATGCGTATCTTGAGCCTGTTCTTTTACGAACTTCTCGGAAAATTGTGCTTCGCCCTTCGTTGCAAACTGGCGGCGAATCCTTTTGTCGTCTCGGCCGTTTGGGAACCGCTGGTGACGGCAAAAGCTCGGAAGAAATCATCGCTGTTCGTCGTCCTGCCGCTGTCTGGTTTGGGGTTGATGTGGCTGCAAAAGAGGCAGCAACATGATTGAGCAGTACGCTTACCCGTGGAATGCGCCACTGAAAGCCATCGCCAGCCCTTATCCCACCTATGAGGAAATGCACAGCCGCAGTCAGATGATTGCGGCTTTAGTGCGTGCGCAGGAGCTGCTTGAACAGCAGCCGACGCTGATTCAAATCGACGTCAAACGTCGCATGAACGAGCTGGAAAAATCACAGGGCATTGCCCGCGCCAATGCGTACTTAATGAAAACTTTCGTTGAGCGCACATTGCCGCGTGTTGAATGCGTTAACGAGCAGTACCGGGTTAAGACTATGGATGCCAGCACTTTTAACCTGCTGACACAGAACGCACCGAAAGAGACTGGCGCAGCGCGTGCCGGGGGCCAGCAGTGGGAGCTGATGAAGCGTTTTAACCGCCGGGCTGATATGTCGCGCGCCGATGTGGATTTGCTGGCCGGTGATATTGCCAGTTTCATTCTGGCCGAGCTGGTACAGGCACACGCGCAGGCAACTGATGAGTCAGATTATAAATACACGCACCGCGTCTACATGACGGCGGCGGCCATCACCCGTGAATTTAATCAGACGCCGCCACTGTGGGATAAGGTGACGTCCCGTTTCTTTGATCCCGAAGAAGTCACGCCCGCCGTGCTGCGTATGCAGACTGAAAAATGGTGGACGGGGAGACTGCGCCGCGTGGCTGCGTCATGGCGGGAGCACCTGCAGATTGCCCTGGCTAACGTCAGCAAAAAGCACACGCCGTACGCCAGCAGAATGACGGTTTCAGAATGGCGGGAACAGAAACGCCGCACCCGTGAGTTTTTGAAGGGCACGGAACTGGAAGACGAGGAAGGCAACCGCATTAGCCTGATTGAGAAATACGACGGCAGCGTGGCTAATCCGGCTATCCGTCGTTGCGAGCTGATGACCCGCATTCGCGGCTTTGAAAATATCTGTAATGAGCTTGGCTATGTCGGGGAGTTTTATACGCTGACCGCGCCGTCACGCTATCACGCCACAATCAAAACCGGCCATCGTAACCGCAAGTGGAATGGTGCCAGCCCGGCAGACACCCAGCGTTACCTCTGCAGCGTGTGGCAGCGTATCCGCGCAAAGCTGCACCGTGATGACATTCGAATCTTTGGCATTCGCGTTGCTGAACCCCATCACGACGCAACGCCACACTGGCACATGCTGATGTTTATGCGCCCCGAAGATGCGGATCGGGTGCGCCAGACAATCCGTGACTATGCCTTTCAGCAGGACAGCAACGAGCTGACCACGGATAAAGCCCGTAAAGCGCGCTTTCATGCCGAGGCCATCGATCCAGATAAGGGCAGTGCTACGGGTTACGTGGCTAAATATATCTCTAAGAATATCGACGGCTATGCACTGGATGGCGAGCTGGACGACGAAAGCGGTAAAGAGCTTAAAGAAACCGCGCCCGCCGTTTCTGCCTGGGCGGCCCGCTGGCATATCCGACAGTTTCAGTTTGTCGGCGGTGCGCCGGTCACGGTTTACCGCGAGCTGCGCCGCATGGATGACACCGACACTGCCCACGGCCTCAGCGTGGAGTTTGCCGCTGCGCATGATGCGGCCGACGTGGGCGACTGGGCGGCATACGTTAACGCGCAGGGCGGCCCGTTCGTGCGTCGTGATGAGCTGGCCGTGCGCACTTGGTATCAGTCGGGCGATGAGCTGAATGAATACGGTGAGGAAACCGTGCGTATTAAGGGTGTCTACGCAACTGAGGTTGGCGCAGATACTCCGATTTTAACCCGTCTGGCACAGTGGAAGATTGTCCCGAAACGTGCCGTTGATTTTGGTTTTGAACTTCAGGGCGCGCCCGCGCCCTCTCGGAGTTCTGTCAATAACTGTACGGGGCGTTTGAGATCTGAAGATTCGAATCCACCGGAAAGTTTCGAAAGATTAAGCCTGGACGGCATGAGCAGAAAGGAACGGCGGCAGTTATTGGCGTGAATAAGAGCGCAGCAGCCTGTGAAACGAAATCTTAAGTTGCAACGGTCAGACAAAATTGAGACGACGTGCGACAACGTCATCAGTCAGGTGGGGGATTTATGTGGGGAAACCATCAGCCGGGGTTTGGCTGTGCGCCTCATTGGTGGCAAGCAAACAGAGATAGCTGGGAGAGTTTTCCGTAGTTCGGCTTATGGTGATCTCCTTCGACCAAAAGTTAAGGCTGAGAAAGTCGGAATATTAGCCCGAGTTAATGAATTGGCGATGATTTTGAGTGAGAAAAACGCTCAATAATCGGCAGGGGTTTTCAAAAAACCAGGAATCAATAGTCAGGACTTACTATCATTTGGTATTCATGGAGCCGTAAATGTTGATGAGAAAAAATGTTTCATATCATGCAGATAAAAAATGTTTCAGGTGAAAAATTTTTCTTTCGCTCTTTCCTAATGCTATGAATCTGTATGGATATACAGTTGTGTGCTGGGGAGGGCGCGTGGATAACGAATTACAAGAGCGAGTAATGCTTGAGCGGGTTGAGTTGATTGCACGACTGACTACTGGAGGCATCTGTAAGGAACGGGATAGGGAAATAGCACTTAGCTTGATAGCTGAGATTGCAAGCAACACCGTGATGGCAAACAAACAATTTTCAGTCGTATTTTCGGCTGTTCCTCTTGATAAATAATCCTTTAGGTTACTGCGATGCACATCGAAATCATGCTCGATAAGAATCAAGAATCAAGAATTAAGCCGGTCGGTGATGAATGATTTTCGTGAGGAAATCAGGAAGCGAGTGCGTGAGCTGTTTACTGAAACTATCGTGCGGGTCCGGCAGGGCAGTTATACAAAAATTGAAATGCTCGGCGTCAGTCTGGATGAAGATAAGCGCCGTCTTAATGAATTACTGGAAAACGTTTGGGAAGATGATAGCAGGATGCACGGAGTAAGCGCTGTAAGAGGCATGCTTTAGCTTTTAATGGTTGTGGGAAAGACAGAAAAGGGTTATAAGTAAAAAGTATAAATTTTTCTAACAATTGCAATAAGAAGACTCTTAGATGACTGATAACGGATTACAACAAAATAGAGCAGAGATTTCTGTGCAACAACTTGATCTAACAGCTAAATGTTGGGTGGTTAGACCTGGTGTTAGATATAGGTATTTTTCATATTTTATTGAAAATAATGTTATCGCAACTGCTCATTTGGATGGTCTCACACCTGGGAATATCGATTTTACCACTGAAATTTCACGAGAAGAACTTTTCGACAGAATCGATGGTTTTGAACGTATTGGTTCAAGAAACATTCATACTCAAATAGAAAATTTCATTTCTGAAATGCGTGTTGGGGATGTGGTTTTCACGTTATCAGGAGATATGGTTGTTCCAGGAGTAATCACTTCATTGCCCTACTTTGATAGAGCACGCATATCAGATGATCAGGATAACAGTGGATTTCATGTAAGACGCCATGTAACGTGGGGTGACCCTATTCGCAAAAGGGAGGTGCCCTTAGCAATTCAAAAATCATTTAATGCATACCAGGCTGTATTCTCACTTGGAGATAGGTCAGACGAAGTTCTTCACTGGCTAATGTCATTCTTTATAACAGATAATACATTTTGTACCAGCTTAAGAATTGAGCAGCATGAAGCTATAAGGCATCATACTTTAAAGCAATTGTCTGAACTCGTGGACCGCGTTCAAGTAATGTCGTTATTAATTGGCGAAAATTTTCAAGGCGAACTTTCAAATGAAGTTGTCCAGAGACAAATGGATAGGTTTTACGAAGATGGACAACTAACGTTAACAGCTCAACAGATGTTAATGTCTCCTGGTGATGTTTGGCTTCAATTTAGAACTGCCAATAGAAGAGCGGGTATTGCTTTCATTCTGATCATGGCTGCTATTTTTAATCAAAATGTTTCATTCGCTTCAGCAGATGATAGCCAAATTATGCATGAGATCTTACCTCACGTTACAGGCACAGCAGAAGTTGCTAAAAGCGGATTAAACTTCGAGCGAGTGTCGCAATCCCTTGAATTACATGTAAAAAGACAAAATAGAAATTTTGCTGGAGCGAATCCGACAAGCCGAGAACGCAATTCAGGTATAGACTTCCCAGAAGATGGTGATGCGAGGCATTCAGGTGAATAACTATTTTTTATTCATAAAAGAACATTGGTTTATTTTAATGGTGCTTTTAGTAGTATTCATCTCCTTTGTCTATAAGTTTAAAGATATTTACCGCACTCACGATAAGTTTAATAATGTTGTTATATCGCTGTGTGCAATATTTACCATATTATGGGGGGGGTACACTTTTGATGCATTACATCAGAGAGATAAAGCAGAGGCTGATCTTCTAGAACTCACAAACAGAATAAGGAATACTGAAGCGACGTTCTTTAACGTTGACGTGAAAGTTGTTAAGATTGACGGTGTTTTTTATATAAATCCTGTAGTGAAAATAAAAAATAGCAGTAATGAAAGGATTTATGTGAAATTAAATAAAGAATCTCTTACTGTAAGCCGGGTTGCCTCTGAGGGGGAAAAACAGGTCGCCATGGAAATCTTTCATCCCAATTATTATGAAGAGTTGGCTCTTTTGAATTCAAAGGATGAAGGAGAAAATAAGTCTGAAAATATCCCAATTTATGACATTTCGGTGCCGATTTCTGCCGAAAGAAATTTGAGCTACTTGGTTTCAACTAAGAAGCCCGGAATGTATTATATTACGTTTAGTGCTCAAGCTATGGATGAAAATGGCTCTCCGATTTCAAAATTAATAAATGGAAAGAAATCAATTTGGTTTTCATCTTCATACATAGATGTTAAGAATTAGATTTATTAAAAAAGCTATGAGAATACAGTTTTCAACTTCATAAAAGGTTAAATTTAGAATGCCGTCAAAGGTCGATATTATTGTAAGTTTTATTTTTACTTATTGATGTATTCTTCATGATTATAAATTCCATATATAAAATTACATTATCTCTATATGTTACTAATCAGTAGATTTGTCTCGTTTGAGACAATTCATCCCTCACGGATACCCGCGCAACCTTCACCGAGTTACCAAACTCACCCTTATTATCCGGGATAATACCCAACATTTGCGGCGGTGCGCGATAAGCACCTAGCGGGCCGTCACGGCTCGCCTTCTGAATGTTAAAAGATCGTCTTTCGTTGCCTCCTTACCAAGCGGCAAAATTTTGATGCCAACCATTTGCCGTTAAGTGCATTGTAAGTATCCCGCATAATCGTGCCATTCACATTTAGAGATCCTCCGGCATAATCACTCTGCCAACAAAGGAGATCGCTATGCGTAAAGCCCGTTTTACTGAGCATCAGATCACTGCCGTAATTAAATCGCTTGAAGCCGGACGAACCGTCAAAGATGTCTGCCGGGAGGCCGGTATCTCTGAAGCCACCTACTACAGCTGGAAGTTCAGATACGGCGGCATGGAGGCTTCTGATATTAAAAAGATCAAGGATCTTGAGGACGAGAACCGGCGTCTCAAACAGATGTTTGCCGACCTGAGCCTTGAGAACCGGGCGCTGAAAGACGTTATCGAAAAAAAGCTTTAAAACCAGCCTTTAAGCGTGAGCTGGTCACTCATCTGATAACGACATTTGGACTCAGTATCCGTCAGGCCTGCCGGAGTCTGAATCTGAGCAGAACGGTTTATCATTACCGTCTTGATACCACGCGTGACGAACCCGTTATTGTCGCGTTGCAGGCAGTGGCAGAGCGATACCCACGGTATGGTTTTCCAAAACTTTTCCAGGTTCTGCGGCGGCAGGGATACCCGTGGAATCACAAAAGGATCCATCGTATTTATTGTCTGCTGAAGCTGAATTTTCGCCGTAAAGGCAAACAACGGTTGCCGGTGCGTAATCCCTCGCCACTGGCCACACTGGAAGCGCTAAACCAGAGTTGGTCTGTCGATTTTATGCATGATGCTCTGGCCTGTGGCCGTCGTTTTCGCACGTTCAATGTCGTTGATGACTTTAACCGTGAGGTATTGTCGATTGAAATCGATCTGAATCTGCCAGCTTTGCGCGTGGTCCGTGTACTCGACAGGGTTGCGGCAAATCGCGGCTATCCGGTCATGCTTCGCATGGATAATGGTCCGGAATTTATCTCACTGGTACTGGCTGAATGGGCAGAGCAACATGCAGTAAAACTGGAATTTATTCAGCCGGGTAAGCCGACGCAGAACGCTTTTATTAAGCGCTTTAACCGAACATACCGTACAGAAATACTCGATTTTTATCTGTTCAGAACGCTGAATGAAGTGCGGGAAATCACGGAAAGGTGGGTGTCAGAATATAACTGTGAACGCCCGCATGAATCACTGAACAATATGACGCCGGAGGAATATCGGCAACACAATCATTTGGCCGGGATCTCAAAAAATGCCTGTAACTAAAACGGGTGTGCTTACAGCGACGTTCTCTATTAAGCTGGCGCGTGGACGCGCAGATCTCTACACGAAAATGCCGGTAAAGGTGAGCGGCTTTAAACAGCAGATTGACGTGGGGGAGTGGATTATCACCACGCTGACGCACAGCCTGAGCTCGGAAAACGGTTATACGACAAGTATTGAACTTGAAGTGAAAATAGATTCACTTGAAATGGAATAGTGCTATCTCAAAATGGTTAAATTGAGTAATATTTATCTCAATTGGGTTCTGGAGACGACATTATGATGAATTGCCTTTTGTGCGGGAATGCCGCACACACCCGCAGCAGCTTTCAGGTATCAGCAACAACCAAAGAACGATATAACCAGTGCCAGAACATCAATTGCAGTTGTACGTTTAAATCTGATGAGACCGTGTCAGAAATCATCATGAAGCCCGGAGCTGTAAAGCCAGTACCTCCGCATCCGGGTAGAGATCAGCAGCAGTAATTGTGGTATGAATAATGCAGTTTTCTGGAATTCCGTGGTAAACGGACTTTTTATGTAATCAAGTAGAACGAAATTTTTCATTATTATCATTAGCGTTATGAAATATGCTAAACATTTTAGATTATGTCTACCGAACTATCTTATCAAACAGTTAGTCTGAAAAATAAATGTCTAAATCCGCTAATTTAAAACATAGTTGACACGCTTTTAATGCACATGTAGATTAAAAAATATCTATCCCCCAGTAGCTCAGATAGTCAGAGCGCCTCCATTTACGTGGAGGAGGTCGTAGGCGCAATTCCTACCTGGGTAAAAATATTTTTTAAGTATTTTTACCCAGTGGGTTTTTGATACTTCGTGGCAAAGGCTGTATTTGTGCAGTAATGTATCTTTTGACATCATTTCCGTTACAGTTTTCAAATTGGTCATTTACCCATCTGATGTTGTTTATTTTCTCATGCGGATCGACTTTCATACCATACACATACCTTTCATCTTTTTTAATAACACCATGAGCTATAGCACTGCCTGTATTAAATAAACCTGCTATTTGAATTGGGCCACCGGTTAAAGGATCTCTGCCACTATCAATATGACTACTTAAAGCAGAATAATATGAACGGCTGAGTTTCCCAATGTCTGAAGTTAAGTATTGATCAATATAGTGCGTGCGATAAATCTCTCCACCAGATCCCAATGCTTCAATTAAACCTGTCTTAGCTGGTAGTGATAATTTTCTTTTATTCCACATTTTATCAGTTGTCTTCTTTTTCATCCACTCTATCAAGTAAATTTGGAAACTACGTTTGCTTTCTCTGGTTGAATATAAAATCTGAAAGCTATCCAGTGCAAAATTAATGGGGTAATCACCAAAGCTTCGCTTAACTAATTCATATACAAGCTCGAACCTCAAGTCACTAGATTTAGTATTTTCAAAAACATCACAAGCATCTATATAGGATGTTATTTGCGACATTATCTGTGAACAAAACATAACTTCCCCACAAAATCCGAGGATGTCTGGATATTTGCTTGAGAAATATATTTTTCTTCCGGAATCCCAGTTTGCAAATTTGTCCCAACTAAAACGACTATCACTTGCAATATACAAGGAGGCTGGCCCCCTCTGATCATATGTAATCCAACTAATTAGGGTTGTCATCAATACAGTATCCAGTTCGCGATTTTGAATCTAATAGAAGGTCGGTATTCATACTATCTTCACCAATTTAATAAAATTGATTGAATCCAGCAAAGCATTTTGATTCAGATAGGATGATTAATAGTTTAATTTAGCAAACTCGCTAATGAGACAAAAGACCTGTTCACATTACTTGCTGGTCATGCATCAGTCCATAAATCATACAAGGTTTTGGATGAAAAATTTTTCATGTGATCATCTTTCAACGACTTTTAGAAGCCATTTGCAAGAATCATTTTGATTAGTTAGTGGCGAAAGTAAGAAAACTTAAAAAATTTGCTGCCAACAGGGATTACAGCAAACAAAAAATCCAGCTCTGAGAGATGGATTAACTGAATGATTTACATCATAAAATTTGGTGGCCCCTGCTGGGTTTGAACCAGCGACCAAGCGATTATGAGTCGCCTGCTCTAACCACTGAGCTAAGGGGCCAATGGAGCGGGGATTATAAAGTATCTGTCCAGGGCAATCCAGCGTTGTTCGGCTGGTTGCTGAAATAAGCAGCAATGTTTTACTTGCTGATAACTATGATAAAACAGACGAAAATCTCTGGCTGATGGGCGGCGGTGCAACTGACGCTGTTATCC